TCAGCCCACGCAATGTCCTCAAGAACCACGGCGTTCTCATTCAGGTCTTCGCCTTCAAGATAAGACTCTTTGACTTCGTCAGGAGAGATATCGTAAACCTCAGCGACACGTCGGCACATCTCATCATGCGCCGCATCGTGCGTATCGAAATACTCAGGCTCGGAGATTTCTCGCTCCATTACCTCAATCAACATATACTTCATAGCATTTTCTCCTTATAAAACTCAGGTTTTATTCGTAACATACGAACACATGACCCACGAAATCGCCACCGCCGATGAGATATGAACCAACATATTTCAGTTTGTCCTTCTCATCTTCTCGGATTTCCTCGCCAGTCATCTTTGTCACAACCTTCATCGGGTATGTCTGGTTTTCGGTGTCAACCATGCACCAAAGGCAAGGTCGAATCATGTCTTGAACATCCACATGAAGAACTTGTTCGTTGCATCTTGCAACGCGGTCATCGAAGTACAGCATCGGGATATTGATTACCTGTTCTGCTGTAATCTCCAATGGATACTTGTAGATTACCCTCACGTTTGCCTCCTATAGATTTAGAGATTCCAAAAGTCCTCGTTGCGGCGAGAACTCTTTATACAATTCGACCTCCTTGGTCAGCCGAGCCAAGATTGCTTCTTCCTTGACCGCGTATCTTCCCAAGTAAACTTTCTTATGATTATAAGTAATGCTGGCAACCCACTTCTTACGTTCTTTGTCGAAGTAGACGCCAGCGACACCGGATGTATTGCACGAATACAGGCTGCGATTCCTGTCGTTCTCAGAACGCTCGCAACATCGCAAGTTTTTCTTCCTGTTATCCGCTTTGTTTTTGTTAATGTGGTCAACACATTGACCGGGTTTCGCGTGCATCACAAGTCGGTGGAATCGGACAAAGCGTCGAATACCATTATAGAAGTAACTGCTGACAAGGTAACCGTCCTTGTCGCAATACCAACTGTCGCGTCCCTTTATGAGCGGCAAGTCCTCCAAATCGAATAAGAACTCGCTTGTCTTTATCCGAAGAACGCCGTATGTGTCGTGAAGTTCAATCTGCATTGCTTCGTCCAAGAGTAGCCGGGGGTTCGGCTAATTGTCTGTCGAGTATTCCTTTTATGGAATCCGCGCTAATTCGAAATGATGTGCATCCAATGCTGTTAAATTTATCTACGATGGCTTCGTCAATAAAGTCATCACATTGCCCCTCATCTGGGACTTCAAACCTGCACACTTTTTTGTGTAAGCATTTATCACATAACAATTATCCCCACCTCTTCACTGTAACCGCTTTCCGCATCGGTCGTTTTTCTAACTCCCTCAACCGATGTGCATAAGCATTGGTCGTAAACCAGAACTCACGAGCGTTGCTTGCAATGCGAGTGAGTAAAAGGAAAACCGCCCGCGTAGCGGGCTTCTGGTTTACGAGCATAGTGCCGAATTCTTACTTTTGCCTTTGGCGAAAAGCTGCTGAAGGAAATATGTATAACAGCAAATCTACAAAGCGGTCGTTGTCTACACCCATTCAGAGACAGTCCAGTATGTTAGACTGCCGTCCTCTTCATACTCATATTTTGAAATAACTTCATCCACAGAATAGTAATCACCATCCGCAGGGATGAGATTCTCACCGTCCCAAGAGCAATAACCAACAAGCAATCCCTGTTCAATTCTCTCACTGCTTAGATACGGCAAAAGGCTTTCTGGATAGTTGGTTCTAACCATGATTTCAACTGGATGGCTCGGAAGAATGTCCTTGACTGTCATTTGAACCCTCACTTTGTCGGTTGACTTCTCTTGTTAATTACTCCATCGATATGTCCAACTTTAATGAATCCTTCTGGCTCGTCCAACTCAATCGCATATCCGTTATTGATTTTAATGAACGATGCGCCATCCACAACCCACAGGTCGCCGAAGCATGGATTCAAATAAATGTCACCATCTTGGTATCTCGCGCTCTTGTGTTCGTTGCGCTCAGCCACAATCACACCTCCAATCGGTCGTCTTCCACCACCACATATATTCCTATTGTCAGCTTAGCCCGTCTACAAAATCCCACTCGATATTGTAGCGAACCTCGTTATTCAGAATTCCGTCCAGCAGTTCATCGATGTACTCCTCATCATCTCGGTCTGTCGGGACAGGAATAACCATCTCAAACTCTGGAGCAAATGAAGATGGCTTAACCCAAATGGTACGCCGTTCAGCATCTTTCATTCTATTTCATACGCCTCGCTTTCCCATTGCGCTCCACAAGTAGAGCAACTATAGCAGTCAATTCGCATATGGCGAGTCCTAAACAAGCCCTCAGTCCATTGCTTACATATAAGACCGCCGAAGACTCCCTTGTTATAGATGCCTTCTTTGAAATATTCCATCTCGGACTTTGTCTCGCCACAACAGGGACATACTTTACATCCTGCGTTAGCCAGTTGACTCCGTTGCTGCGCGGACAAAGCAGCTTGAGAAGTCCTTGTTATCTTCATAATGACATCCTTTCTTTTGCTCTAACAACGATTGGTTTCCCAGCGTTTCGCTTTCCAGACGCGCTTCCCGGCGGTGAGGTGACGATAAGATACAAGCAGTCGTTTCTTAGGTTCATGTATCGCAGCATAGAACGAGCTATACGAGAGTATTCCGTATTTTGTTTTGTGTTCTCCGCAATCCATGACTTGATTTCCGCACCAAAAAGCGGTCTATTGATGTACGATAAGACGTTCTTCATGGACTAACTTTTCGCACTAACCCCGTTCTGAACGAGATATTTTGCAATCGCTACAGGGTCAAGTGTCTGACATCCCATGATAAGTCTGGTGATGGTTGTCACATCATCAGCCGGGGTTCGCTCCGCTTCGAAGTTATAGAAGTCTCTTACGATACACTCACTGCGATTAACGCCAGAACAAGTTAATTCATTTTTGCAAAAATCGCACTTTCTCATGTTGAGACCTCCTTGTCACATATCGGACAGTATCCTGTGGTTTCGCCGGACTGTATATTCACATGGTGCCCACATCTTGGACAGTGAGTAATTTTATCTCCCGTCTCTCTTTGCAAGAACTTTTTAATGCAGCCTCCGCAATCATAACTGACCTTGCAATTGTTTCCGCAGCAATCACCATCTCTTACAAAAGCGCAAAGCACATTCTCGCAAGTATCACCGCCACAAAACTCTATCAGCTCATCGATGTTCATATTGGCTATTTTTCTCTTAATTTCCTCGAAATTAGTCATCCTTTATCCAACCGTTTCTCATTAGGATTTCAGCTATTTGGGGTGCACTCCAATAGTTCATCGGGATGGATGCTAAAAACTGTGTTAATTCGCCAAGCTGTTTGTGGTCGATTTCTCCATCATTGTTATTGGGTATTCTTACTTTCTCAGCCATAAAATCAGCCTTTCATCCATTCGTGTATGAATTTAATTGCCGCGCCTTCACTTTTTTGTTCTGCATTAAACTCCATATCATCGAAACCAAGCTGTTCAAAAATACATTCTGCCATAATCTGCAACGCTCCACGAAAACCGTAGTCGACAACCATCTGTTCCAGAGAATCATAGTATGAGGAGCAGTATGTGCAAATTTCGTCCAGAGTATAGTCCTGCAGGTCAACAACGGCGTGACATACAATATAATTCCCAAACCACTCTCTGTACTCGATGTAGCTGTATCGTGTATCCGTCACCTTTGCCATATACTGGGCACAATCTGGGTCTGTGCAGGTATAGTTAAGTTTCGGTTTCTTCATGTCTGCCGTTTACCTCGTTTACCAGCGATTCCAGCATATCTTTTAGTTCTGTGTCATCTGGCATAATGACATCGTAGTTGAACGGGAAGAGGCGCTTAACGCCAAGAACCTGCTCCTTATTGGAATAGACGACCTCGGTCACCGAAACCATACACATTTCCATGTACTTCTTTGTAAGCTCATCTTTTGTATCGCCAACTACTTTGAACCAATAGTCTTCATACTCATCATCCATATGGTCAAAGACGAAATCTTCTCTTTTCATAAAATTTTCCCTCCATACTGTTACCCGATTCCTACCGCACTAAGCTCCATTGAAACGACGCAATCATCTTTCCCAAACTCGACAGTTTCATTTGTCCCGCCAAATAACAGTAGTCCATCCACCTCAATAAAACCATGCGGATTCCATCTGATTGACTGCGCAATACCAACGACCTTTTCCACTCCGTGTTCATCGTATTGAATGATGGGTAGGTTTCCGATATTTTCACAGGATTTCCGAACGGCATCAACGGAGTAGACGGCACCATTACCGTCGCAGAATGTTGAGCCGGAGGTAAATGCACCATCAACTGGGATTTCCACATGAATCCGAATGTTTCTACACCTCATACAATCCCCATCCTACCACCGTTTTTTGTCTTGATATCGATTTGGCAGAGGCAAAGAAAGCTGCTCCCCATCGTCACGAAGTTCAACCGAGAATTTGTTGGTATAATCCTCACCGTCCTTGTTTGCATAGACGAGAATCTCAAACTTATCCGGGTTCCAATTGACAACGAGATTATCATCAATGAAGTATGCGTTCCTGATGACTACCAAATCCTGATGCCAAATTCCGTCCGAAGTCTCAATACCAACATAGATTTCATTCTGATATTCCGGGTTAACATTCTGTTCTGCAACCAACTTCAACCCTTTAGGTAGCTCAATAGCAATACGATTATCGCCGCTCTTCATCAGAACCCCTCCTCTTATTCTCCAACTTATTTATCCGATATACTATAAACAAGTTCTTTTCGTAGCTCATCCTTTAATCTGCGTTTAGCCAGCCGCTTATTGGACTTTTTAGCTTTTGCCCACCCATTGTGGTTGTTCGCCCAGCAAGCATATCTGTGGCTGAACTCGGACTGCCAGCCAAGTTTCCCTTTATAAGTGTTAGCTCTCTTCATAGCTCACATCACATTTCTGCTCTGACTCGCATAAGAATTTTACCAAGGCGATTTTCTCCAACGCCATCACAGATGCCCCAGATGCGGTCGCCCCAAGTATTACCTTCAATGAGTTCGGCATCCTTGGTCGCAGCAAGCTTGTCTGCCAAATCAGGATTCTGTGAGAACTTTGCCTTGCAAATCTCATACATAACGGTATCTTTGACCGCCTCCCAGTCACCACGGAGCTTAACCCTACGCCCAAGCCTCTTTGCCTCTGACGGATTCAGACGACAAAACTCAGTCATACGTTCTGGGCATTTAGCCGCTTGAAACGCCGCCTCGTTATTCTCAAAACACATTCCGTTGTAGGTAACCGGCGCCGAGTAGAAGTTACTCAGAAAATAATACTCGCCTCTAAACTCGCTGATACTTGCTCCCATACTGTCAGTCAACCTCCCACGCATAATCGAAATGTCTCCGGTACGAATTTCCCTTACGAATATTGCCCTTATAGCGTCTGATTTTCCTGTTGGAATATGTCTTCCAAAACGTCTGCCTGTTTGAGTTCTTGGGGTACTGGATGTACCTTCCGACCGGCTGATAAACGCCGTCTTTCCAACCCCAATCTGTATAGCCGATACCTGACTTATATCCGTAGGTCATAATACGCATCAGCTTTTCTTTCTTCTGTTTGCGCATCTTGCGTCGATACGCTCTCCCGGTCTTCCTCGGTTCACACAGTTTACCCTGCGGCTTGTCCGCCTCAAAAGCATCACTGCAATAACCACTGATAAAAAACTCAGTCTGGACTTTATCGCAACCGCAGTATTCAAGCTGCGGTTCGTAGCCGCCTTCTCTTGCAACCCTGAGCCTATGCTCAATGCCTTCACAAATTGGGCATTCATCGCAAGTGAACTTTCTTCCACAGAACTCAAGCATGATTGACCTCCTGATGAAAAGTCTTACTGCTTCGTCAAGATGTACTCCGTATTTGCTGTTTGGATGGTAATTGTGTCTTCGCCGTTTCCCCACGGAGTAAAATCCAAAACAGTAGATGTATGTAGGCAATGATACCGGTCGTCATAATCGGGCAAATACTTGATAAAGCCACGCTCTCCGACCTCCAAGTAAACAACGTATGCCTTTCGACCGAGCACCTCGTCATGCAATGGATTTGCTCTGCCGTTTTTGCTCTTAATCGATGTAATCGTGTAATAAGCCGCTGGGACATATGTCCTACTTAGCTCATATCCCTTCCACAAATCCATAATCATCCTCCATCAACTGCAGTTTCGTCCGCGCTCCTCGCTTTGCGCTGGCGTGTCTTCCTTTTTGCTTCTTCTCTCCGAACTCTTTTACATATTCACGGTTCGCCTTACACTGATTGCAGTTATTTCTTTGTTTGCAGAACCAGCACCCGTCTTGCCCCCCACCAAAACCAGTCCGGCATTGATGGTCTTGGTTTTCTTTTCGCCTTACCCACAATTATGTCTCTCACAAGGGAACGGACAACTATCGCACTGCGAATAGTCACAAGCATTTTCATAGTCGCACAGGCAAAGACACTTCAACCAATATGCAAGACCGCCAATGAGTGCTGCTGTTGCCAGTGCAAACAGAATTGCACGAAAAATCATGTCCATCACCTCACCAGCAATCGTAGTCAGTAATGTTTTTTTCTTCGCCGCAGACAGGACACTTAATTGTAATCGCCGTTCCAATGCCTGTTCCGGTCAGCTCGTACAAATACTTGCTGCCATTCTTACATGACTTGTAGTGGCTATCCTTAAAAGCTCTTTCTGCCTTCTTTTCATTATCTGATATCTGGCATAAGGAGTGGGTGCGATTATACTCAGCCAGCTCAACTGCCTTTCGAATCTCTTCGTCCTTATTCCATTCGGCAACTTTCTTTCGCAGGCTTTCGTTCAATTCGACGAGGGAATCATATTCGTCCTGCGCGGCTTTCAATAACCCCTTGAAATCTCTGTGAACTCTAAACATTTGTGCCACTCCTTTCGATTCTTTTCTTCAAGCAATCGTTGGGTGGATTGCTCAAAGAAAAGAGCCGAATAACTCGGCTCTTTTTATATGTAAGCGGCTTGTAATGAGCCGCTCCGTTCTCTTCGTAACATTCCGAGAAGTCTGTCTGCGTCTACGTCTGTCAAAATCCTGTACCATTCAGAATGGAAGAACCGCTCCAGACTTTTTAACAATCCCTCGTCTTCATTACGAAGTGCCGAACGATAATCATCTGCTGCGACTGCAACAATGGCATTTGCCAAATTGCGCCAAGGGTCATCGTTGCTTTTTCTCAACCGCCCAAGGCTTACCGATGGCTGTGCCATTGCTCTCTCCGGCATTTCACCTTGCGGAACACCTCTCGGCAAACACCCACAAGATTTTACGGCACCATTTTTGAGGAATCGCCCATCAACGATGCAAGTCTTGCCGCATCTACATTCGCACAGCCACCTTGGTTGACCGCTGTTACTGTTTTCAGCTCGCTTGACCACTTTTAATTCCCCGAATGTTCTGTTGGTCAAGTCTGTTGATTTACCACTCATAAAAAATCAGTCCTTTTCTGCGAGAAGGAAGTCAGGATTGATGACCTTGAAGCTGATGTTGCTCTGGACATTGCGCATAACTACACCTTCTCGTTTTTGTTCCTTACGAACCACTGATTTTCCCTTGGAATACTCAACCAGCTCAGCGATAGTTTCAGGCAGGATTTTGTCCTCCTCAACAATCGGAACAGTCTTAATTCCATACGGCTCAAGCAGTTTCTTGATTTCTGCCGTGCCACATTTGTGGTCTGGATAAATCAGGTTGAAGGCAAACAAGTCATACCCACTAATGTGGTACTTGTTGCCCTGAATCTGGTTGCCGCAAATCTCACCTTGTAAAACGATGGTTTCATAATCACCGACAAGGTGTTTCAGCACATCTTCGATGTGAAGCTGGCGTGCAATCGTCCAGTATGAGCTGTTGTCAGGCGTGCCAAGGTAGATATTACGGCTGCAAACACCAAACTCATACTTGCGCTTGGAAATTTTGCGCAGGTAATACGTCGCTGACTGCCCATCAACTTTCTCTGTGACAGAGAACTTCGTTCCCTTGTTACGCTCCATCTCAAAGAGCGTCGTAAGGTTTTGAATGCGGGTTTCATCCGTCTTGACAATCCAATCAGGAAATCCACCCTTGCGTTTGGGTTTCATAAACAACTTACGATACCACTTAAACCGCATCAAGAAACGAGCGATTGCACTTTGTGGTTTCTGAGGTTGCTTTGTTAAGAGCTGTGCTTCTTGCTGCGCTTCTGGGTCATACTTCTTAATGCCCAAAACATCGGTCACATCGGCACCCAAATCGGCGGGAGCGCCATTTGGAAGGATTGACAGTGGGAGAACCAAACCCTGACTGACCTGACCACGCAGCTTAATGGTGCGAACTCTAAACTTTCTGTCTCTCAAGAACTCGAACTCTGGGCGCTCTGGGACGATAGAATCGACCTCAATGTAAACGATATGCTCTCCTGCATGGAACTCGCCCTTCTGAACCACACATTCCCAACCATCGACCTGCGCAACTTCAATGCGGTCAGCTCCTGCAATCGGGCGAAGAGATGCAATCTCACGGATTGTTGCCAAATGTCGCATAGGACACCCTCCTTTGAATTATTAAAACCATCGTTTTTAGCTTCTGCTGATAACTCTTTTGAACTTCAATGAGCTATTTGCGATGTAATCATCAATCAGTTTGCTCTGTGCTTTTGTCTCTGCATAGGCAGTGATGGTGATGGACTTTTTGCTCCAGTCCAAGGTATAGCTGTCTGCAGCGACATTCGTGATGTGATGTGTTGCCAGAAAATCTCGAAACTCTTGCATCGCCTCCAAATTATCCGACATAATGACGTTCACATAGGTCTTGTCTTTTGAGAACCTGTTGCTTAATGCGACAGCTAAACAGCAGCCAACACCGCTTGCAATGGAAACAGTTGCAAGGGCGAGGCTGCTGTCACTCGTTACAATATCTTTTGTGATGCTAAGGTAGATAAAATTTGACAAGCCGAGAGCGACTCCGGCAAGGACACAACGATTTCTCTGTACCAAGATTGTCTTGGCTGTACCAAGCGTGTTGTCCAGCACCTTAGCGAAAAATAGAATGACCAGATATACGGCTGTCAAATAATCTCCTCCTTATTTAGAAATCAAAAAACTCTTGGTAAGCCCATACGCCGACAAAGATACCGGCGGGGATGCACCACAAAAGCAGAAAGGCTGGGTTATGCAGCTTGATGCTCCAAACAATTGGCATAATCATCGTAAGAATGATTAGCGCAATCGAGACGATGGAGACAACAATGCAAATTAGAACTTTAACCCAATCTTTTGCATTGTCCCACCATTTTTCCATCACGGTTCGAGACTAATGATGGGCGTTGAGCCAGTCACCGTAGGCAGCTCGCCGTTCCACTGCTCATACTTGATTTTTTCAATCAACTCATTGGTAAGTGAAGCCGCAATCTTGCGGTTTGCGTCAGCTTCTGCCTCCGCAGCAATACGCAATGTCTCTGCTTTTGCTTCTGCTTCAATAACTGCTTTCTCTGCGTTAATCTGTGCGACCTCTCTGTCTTTCTCAGCCTGAACCTTGGCGGTTTGCTTTTCAATATTCGCCAACTCAAGCTCCTGCTGAGCAGTGACTTTCTTCTGGATAGCCGCAGCCGTTTCATCGTCAACTGAGATATCCGTAAAGTTTACAGTGTCAATAATGATGCCATACTGGTCGAACTTCTCACGCAAATAGGTATCCAACTCGGCATTGATTTCAGTACGCTTGTCGCCAAAGATGTCGGTGACAGGGTAGTTTGCGGAAACTTCCTGCGTCCACGCCACAACCTTGGGCTTAATAAACGAATCCTTGATTGCCTCGCCAGATTTTCCTTTGAACATTGCAAAGGTTTCGGAGACTCGTGCCTCATCAAAACGATATGAGAACTCAATATTCACTCGGACAGTCTTACCATCAGAGGTAGGGATGTTGAAACTCTCATCCTTGGGTGAGTCGCCCTTATCCTCAGCCGTCAGATATGACTGCTCAATACCGATAGAATATTTGGTCACCTTTTTGGTCGGAGCAACCAGATGCCAGCCTTGTTCCAAAACCTCGCCATCAACGCCGCCGTTCATGTTATACACAACGCCGACATAACCTGCGGGAATCTTCTCCAGACACACAACGCAGCAAACCAAGCCGATAATCAGCACAAATGCCAGCAAGATTGCGCCAAGTTTACCTTTCTTCATTCCTTTACTTCCTTTTCTTCGTCAGTTTTTTTCTCCGTTTCCTCGGAGATTTCTTTCTTCGCATCATTGTACAATCGCATTCCAACTCCGCCGACGCCCTTAAAGGCGAAACTCAAACAGAACCAGATAAGCACAAGCACAATGACTACGATGAGCCAGAACACGATGTTCATGTTGTTGCCTCCTGCTCTAAGACTCTTGGTATGTATGTGCGGGTTTCCATACGCTCTTCGACCTTTCTGGTCTTACCCAGCGCTTCACGCACAAGGTTCAAAAGGTTTTTGCCTTTGTCGCTTTCAAGAAACTGAACGAGCGGCTCAAGAATTTCTACCGTATCCTTGCACTCGCGCCGTGCTTGACGACACTTTGCAAGCTGTGTAGCAACTTTGGCTCGCTCTTTGTAATCAAGACCGTCAAGCTCCAGTTTGTGAAGGTAGTCCTGCGTGAGCCTATCCATGCGGTTCACCTCATCATAGTTCCACGCATAGTCCCTTTGCGCATTCTCCATCAGCTTACAGAAGCTACTGATAGATTCTGAAAACTGTGGTGCCGCCTTTACTTTACCCACGCAAGCCCCCCTTTCTCAGCCGTAGCTGACCTCGTCTTTGTCTGTTCGGATAGAAATAAACACCGGGAACTGTAAGCTCTCAGCACCGGTGTTTTTGTCATATGATATTTCCTTGTATTTTACCTCGCACAACCGTCCGGGCATTTCATCTTTAGCCGCCCAAAAAGCTGTACGCTGCTCATCGGAAAAGCCAGACCCAACATTTACTTCGTTGCCTTTATAGTCCAGCACAAATGCGCCCAACGTTCCTGCAAGCCTGCCGCTTCCTTCTTCACAACGCAAGATATGCAAATCCATAGTGTAGAAGCGTTTGACTTTGAGGATTCCGTTGTGACGTTTTCGCTTATATGGAACATCAAAGTTGACCATCAAGCCCTCTTTGTCCTCCCGAACCATTTGCTCTAATAGCTCATCGATTTTTGTCTGGTCTTTACCGTGATATAAAACAGGGAGGATGTTGACTCGACCATCTTGCGGAATGAAGCGATGAAGCTGGTCTAAGAAAGACCGGCGATACCCATAGCCGCCCTCGCTTACACCAGCATCAAATTCTTCTGTCGTCAGCACGTCGAAGATGGTGTAGCAAACGGCAGTTTTATCAGTGTCTTCTGAGTTGATAATGCCCGTTGCCTTGCGGAATGCCTCATTGTCAGACAGTGCTCCTTTATCGCGCAAGGTAAGTTCACCGTCAAAAACATAGCTATCGTTATCGTCGATTTTGAGCGCGTCCAGAATGTGCCCGAGCCCTTCGTAGGGAACTCCGCTTCTTGCGAACAGTTGCCCTTTGTAGTATGTTGCTCTGACACCATTCAGTTTTTGAGTGAGCCAAAACTCTGTGCCGTCCTTGACTGGGTATTTGTCGATTGGATATGCCTGCTGAACCTCCCATTCGGGAATCAGTCCGGGGATAACCTTGTTCACAGTTTTCGCTGTGACACCCAACCGAAGTGTCTTTGACAGAAGTTCAATGTAAAACTCGGATGACTCCGGGTCAGTTAAACACTGCACGAAGACCCGCACTTGATATACAGTTGCTGCGTCCAATGCTTTTCGCTTTGCCAGCAGCTCACAAATTTCGAAGATGTCGGTCATTGTGATTGTAATTGCTGGGTCATACTCGACAGGCGTTCGCAATGTTTGTTCCGAAATCTTGTACGTTAGCATTGGATTCAAAGCGTAGTACAAAATCTTACGAAAATTCTCAACATCTTTGAAGGCTTGCAAGACCCGCATTTTACTAATCGCGCCGCTTGCGTTCTGCAAACAGCGGACGATTGCTATTTCTTCCATACAATCACCTTACGGCTGTGAGCCGTAGGCTGGCATCGGATTGAGCTTGTGCAGGTTCTGCGTATGCTTCTTTGCAATTACTTTGTCGATGTCTTCATCCCCACTACTACCGTGCATGATGTAGTTGTCGAGCTGCATATAGGTAAAGCCCAGATTGTCTTCGTCTGTCTTACCGCAAAGACCGTCCGATGGAGTCTTGTCTACCAGCTCACGAGGAATGGGGAGTTCGTAGCCAATCTGACGAACCTCATGCACCATGATGTTTGCGAGTGGGCTGAAGTCACCAGCGCTGTCACCGAACTTTGTGGAGTATCCAACATAATCCTCGGAGCGATTGCAGGTGTTTGCCACCCGACCTCCGCGAGCCAATGACTGCGCGACCATATAGAGTGTCGCCATACGCAGCCTTGGAGGGAGATTGACCGCTGCCTGATTGCTTACTCCAGACGGCATTGCTCTGCCGACTACATCAACCATCTTGCTGTATGCGCCGCCAATGTCAACTGTAATACTTGCAATGCCAAGCGTATCGACCAGCAGCTTGGAGTCTGCGATATCTTTCTGCCGACCATTCGGCATCAGCACACCGATAACCCGCTCTGCACCAAGGGCTTCAACACAAAGTGCTGCGACCACGCTGCTATCTTTGCCACCGGAAATGCCGATAACAGCACAACAGTCGTTGCCGTTTGCAGCGAAATATTCTCGAATCCACTGCACGATTTCATCTTTTGTTCTTTTCGGATTTGCCAGCATACTATACCTCTTTTCTCCACAACTCTACTGTGTACTTATCAGACAGTTCCTTTTGGATAAGACCCAAAATCACATTCCAGTCCCCGCCGCCAAGACCGCATCCAATCTTAAACGGCATGGCAATTGTTTCTCCTGCAGGTACGGTCAACTTAATCCGTTTTAAGCAGCTCTGAAATGCGGTGTAATCTGTGTACAGTTTCCCATCATATCCGTAGTTGCTCTGCGCAAACATATTGACAACGACTTTACCATCGTTAGCTTGAACGAACTGCGTCTGACCGAACGCATTGCGCTCTTCGTTGCAGAAGCCAACATATGCGTTATAGACTTCTGGATACTTGGCTCGAACCTGCTTCGCCACACCACTACCCATTCTCGCCTGACAGTTAACCTGATGGCAAATATATTTGGCGTGGGTCTGAAACAAATCTCCATCAATAATTTGTACCGGCATCAGAACGTTCCTCCGTGAAGATTCTTACGAACCTCATCCAGCGTGAACTGCTTTTCAAACTTTCCATCTCTAAACACGGTGCGCAGCTCATTGCTGTCCTGTGCTTCAGCCCAAGTAAGACCATCAACGTAATCGTAGCCGTCACCAGTTTTGACTACGCGGCAGCAACCACGCTGAGACTTCTTAAAATGTCCTGTGTCTGTCTTGGGGTTCTTGAAAATCATAATCGGTTTGCCGTCGGCATCTTCTGCATATGTCGCTTTAACTGCAATGCCGAATGTATCCCTTGTGTACGGATTGTACTGTTTGCTTCCATCGCTCTCGATTGTCTCTAAGCACTCCATTGAGAATGAACCGACACCGAGCGAAACATTATTGATTGCAAAGCCGTTTTTCTCTAAAAGAGAATAGATTTGCTCACAGCGCTGCGGAGTAATGCTGTCTCCGTAAATTGCCTTGACGTGCGGATTCAGCACCTTGTACCCCTTGCTATTTACTGTGCCGCCAAAGATGTCCCACAGACGATATACGGTCTCAGTGATTACACTAACAGGGTCACCGCTGTCGCCGCGAATTGAGATGAAGCCATCGTGATTTAGGATGTCATCTTTGAGCTGAGGGAGGACTTTTTCAACAAGATTCCAATAGTCATAGCTGTCGCTAACCATTGAGAAACTTTGATGCGGATACACCTCACAAAGAAGTCGTCGAATCTGTGTCACCTCATCACCGTCAACAGCAAAGTTGGAACACATTACGCTGTGTTCTGTTGAGAGCGCACCATATGCGACAGGTTCCTTGCTACAATCACAGTTGTAATTATGCTCAAGCCACAAAATCGCAGGCACTGTCGCCGTATTCAAGAAGCTCAGGCAGAAAGCCGCTGCGCTCTTTGTTGCACTTTCAACGCTCTCTTGCCCGCGCATAGAAAAATCGCCAAGGAGTCTCGCACGAACCACACTGTCATCGCAAGTGCGTTCTGCATACTCATTGACGATTTTACGATATCTGTACCCAACCTCAGCGGAGACTTGCGTATGCCACATTGTGCAAGAGAGCATCGTCTCGATGGTGTTGACCAGCCATACGAAGTTAGGGTGTGTATTTGAGATTTCAATTTGTGGAACTTTGATATTGGTTCTCGTTCCTTCGGGAACAGCACGAATCTGTAACGGAAGATAGCCGAGGTCATGCAATTCACGAAGCCGTTTCTCTCCAACGCCTTTCGTTCTAATTGTTGCCCCAAGAACTCTGGTGTACTCCTTGAGTACACTATCAAACGGGACATTAAAGAAGTGGTCGTTGAATGCCTCAATGAGATATTCCTGAATGAATGCCTGAAGCCCAAACAGTGTAACCTTATCGGTATCACTAAGGCGACTCATGCGCGGCGTGTAGTAGGAGACCATCTTGGTCAATCCCTTCGGATACTGTTCAGCGTGACAAGTCTTATAGAAGTCCAGACACAGGAGTGGATTGTATGTAATCATTCAGCTTTTCCTCTTTTCTTTAGTTTTTCACCATATTTCGCAAAAAACACAGCAAACGCGAACGGTGCTGCAACAATCCAGAAAACACCTACCGCGATATACCCGTATTCGAAGCCGTTATATTTGTCATATGGTTCTACGATAGTGTACAAACGGCAAAGTGTGAATGTCACAATCGCACCAATGCAGAGGTACAGGAGTACCAAAAGGACTGCCATCATTCCTCTTCACCCGCCTTAAAGTTATAAATCGGCTTGATGATGGCATCAATGGTCACTGTCGGTTCGACATTGTTTACGATATCATCCATACCTTTGTATGCCATCGGGCATTCATCGAGTGTGCTTCTTCCAACAGATGTGGTGTAAATGCCTTCCATCTGCTTCTTGAACTCAGAAACTGTGAATGTCTCTTTCGCTGCACTGCGGCTCATCAAACGCCCAGCTCCATGCGGGGCAGAGAAGTTCCAGTCTTCATTTCCTTTGCCGGTACACAGCAAACTACCGTCTCTCATGTTAATAGGAATCAGCAGCCGCTCACCAGCTTGTGCAGAGACCGAGCCCTTGCGAAGAATCATATTCTCTACATCGATGTAGTTGTGAATAGTCGTAAACTGCTCTTCGACATGGAAGCCCATATCCTTAACAATGGTGTCCATCATTGCTTGGCGGTTAAGTTCAGCAAAACGTTGAGCAATTTTCATGTCATGGATATACTTCTCAAACAATTCTCCCTCAACGTATGCAAGCTGCTTTGGAACTCCCGGCTTCTTCGCCTTCATGCCTTTAAGAACAGTTTGGATTTCTTTTTGTCTTCCAGCCGCTTTTAACTCGTTGACGACCTCCTCGATTTCTTCCTTGGAATACGAGGTTAACGCCTTGAACGCAGCTTCCTGATAGAAGTTAGCAATCTCCAGACCAAGGTGTCTACTACCGGAATGCACCACAATATAGATGTGTCCATCATCATCTTTGTTGGCTTCGATGAAATGATTCCCTCCACCAAGCGTACCGATGCTTTTATATGCGCGGTCTACATTGACCATCTTTGCACAGCACAGTTCCGACAGGTCGATGCTACTTGCATATCTATGAGCTTCTGTGCGAATCTCGAAACCGGACGGAACTCCTGCACGAATAACTTTGTCCAGCTTCTGCGGTTCAATATGCGTTTCTTTGATACGGATAGTTTCCATGCCGCATCCAATGTCAACGCCGACAAGGTTCGGGCAAATCTTATCCTTGATGGTCATCGTGGTTCCGATTGTACAACCAGCCCCAGCATGAATGTCTGGCATCATACGGACTTTGCTTCCCTCGATGTACGGTTGATTCAAAAGATTGATAACCTGAGAGATAGACTCATTATCGACCACGTCGGTAAACACCTTTGCAGTGCCAAACTTACCCTGTAACTCAAGCATTTGCCCGCCTCCTTTAAGATTAGATTAGCGAAATCTTTTCGCTGTTTCCGCGATAGATACTGTCTGTTGTAAACACATGGCGGATTAAGCCATCCGTGAGAACCGTTCCACTGTGAATTGTGTTTTCACAATGGGTCACATACAAATACACTTCATTCGCGCCAGCCTCTTTTAGTGCCTTAGCTGTAAAAGTGAATGTGCCTCCGCGAGAACAAATATCATCGACAATCAGCACATTTCTATCGGTAACCTTTTCTGGGCTCGTCAGTTCCAGCCGTTCAATTTTCCCGGTGCGCCAGTCTCTGTGCTTGATGCAGAACACATACTCTCTACCAGCTTGCGATGAATATCGTTTTGCTGCTCCCTCATCAGGATAGCACAACAACACATTTTTGTCATCCAACTTGCTCAGAGCTTTCTGGATGTGCGGCTGCGCGTCATATACCTTAACTCTGTCAAGCAATGCTGCTGATACATTCGAGTGAGGGTCATCGACTAACACGTCGTCAAAATCCAGCATATTGATAAACTGCGCAAACCATTTTAGTGTAAACACTTCGTCCGCATTTTTTACTCTATCCATTCTGGCATTTGGAATGTATGGGAGCAGCAAGCGGAGGCGAACGTCCCGGTCATGGTCGCGGATATGATTTACCAGATACCATAGAAGGATGCACTCCTCATCGCCGTCATACTTCCATGTGATATTGAAGATGCGAGTCATTGAGCCAAACGGATTATACCTGAAAGAGGTTGTACCATCAGGGAACTTTGTAAACTCGACCTGCTTGTCGTTGACAAGAATCATGCCGTGACCCCCTCGTTCTCGATGTTAATCTGGCACATTTTCATTGCCGACAGTGCAGTCTTGTGACTCTCTGATGTCACGCCAGCGCAGCAGGAAGCATCGACCGTAATCTTAACTTCCGGCATAAACGCCTTGAGCAGCAAGGCATTTGAGATAACACAGATATCGGTACAAAGACCAACAAGGACAATTTCTTCTATGCCATCACCAAACGCAACTTTTGGATATAGGCGACCAGCAAGTGCTAATGAACCAAACGTTTTCTTCTCGAAACCATTCAACTGGTCATCCGCTGGATGCTTGCTCTGAATTGCTGCTTTGACTGAGCTATGAATCTGCCAGCCATTACTTGCAGATATACAGTGTTTTACCGGCAACAGTCTTCCTTCTTGCGTTTCGAGGTAATCATCAGAATGGGTGTCTTGTGTCCACAAAACTTCCCCATCAAACTCTTCAATTTTCTTGACGACCTTCGGCACAATAGCCTGTGCCTCTGGTGTCCCGAGCGCACCATCAATAAAGTCGTTCTGCATATCAACGACAACAAGAACCTTCATTCTTCACCCTCCATCTCACAGCGACGTTTGTTTGCTAATAAAGTTTATCGCTTTGCCTGTTTTCTTGTTTACACCATGTCCAACAACATGGACGAGGTAATCTTCCCAAGTTTCTCCCGCTTTCCAATACTCGGAGTCCTTTTCGTATGTACCGGTTTCTCTTACAACTTCGATTTGAATAGTCCCTTTGAAGTCTGGAATTATCGTAGTCGTCCACGGTCTCTCTGAGTGATAATTGAAGTTTGGGTTATAGGCAAGAACTTCATCCAGCAGAAATACGGATACAAGACCGGCATCTGCACAGAACCGTCCCAACGGCTTCTTTGTGTCAGAATCAAAAACTGTGCATCCCCAGTCTCCATAGATGGTGTCATGGGTCAAATAATTTTTAATCCCAAGTCGCTCCATATATTCACCGTACTCACAATAATGCCAGTCGTTCTTAGTTATCCCGTTTTCATTGCGAATAATGTAGCAGGGGTCTGTAATGATAATGTCACCATCAAATTCTTTTTCCGGGGTACTCTGATATCTCATTCTTGCTCGCCCTCCTTATACTTACAGCGAATATCTTTCTCACGCTTACGATTATAGGCTCGTTTGTTTGGAACAATTTGAGTAACGGGGCGAGCACAAGTCCAGAAATTGCGTGCTTTCTTCGCTTGAAGTTTTCGCCTATTCTTGTCTGTCATTGGACTCGCCTCCGTTCTCAATTTGCTGACCGCTTTCCGCATGGGGCGTGATTATTGTAGAAGCCCCATGTGCACAAAGTGACATTTTTAGCAAGCAATTTCCGGGTTATTATTTTTATTCGCTGAATAAAAATTATAACCTCGGAAATGCGAGGCTAAAAATGAAGAACTCAAATCTTTTCTTCTGCTTCAAGCGAGAAGATACTACACGTTTTGCTGAGGCATATGTATGTAGTCAATCTTCAAAGCGGTCTGTATCATAGCGGTTATCCGCTTATGTTTTAGGTTACAATTCGTCTTCCATCCATGCTCAGGAGCTGTGCGAACGCCTCGTCTTCTTCTTGCTGCTTTTCCACTTCATCATTCTGGATAGCCACAAACACTACACTGCACATACCAATGAGGTCATCGATGGAGAAATCCTCTTCCTCAATGGTTTCGTCTTCGTCGGGTTCCTCTTCCAGAGAATCGAGGAAGTCGTCATCTGCATCGGCGTACTCTTCATCTTCCTCTTCCTCGTCGTCCCATGCGCCGTAGTCATCGCCCCATTCGAGGACATCCTCTTTGTAGTCTTCGAAGTCATCGTCATCGAGACCATCATAATCAAAGGCGCTGTTACGACGGTAGTAATAGTACCCGCTGGGGAGGTTGCCAAGGAAGTCTCGGATGTCCCTCCAACCGTAGTCGGCGATAGCATCGCGGATATCTTCTTCGACGATGTCATCGTAATCATCATCGTCATAGATGTCCTCACAGACATCGCAGTCAAAGTCGCTGCAAAAGTCTTTCAGTTCATACCACTCAGTGATATTGTCAATAAATTCATTCCTTGTCATGTTTTAATCCTCCATTTCCACTATTTCAGTTGAGACCCTAACGAGCTTGGACAATGCTTTCTCTGTCAGGAACGCATATTGTACGCCAAGCTGCGTACTGGTTAACTCTTTTCGCATTGCTGTAGCCGCCACGTCAATCGACACATTGCTATTTCTCAGCTTTGTAAATTTACTTTTCAAATTACTTCCTCCGCCAGCCATATATCCGATTACCAAATCGACATTTGGAGCGGTGCCGAGCCTTGAAGAAACCACGAACCGAAGCCAATCCTCAGACCTTTCATCAAACTCCAGAACAGAGAGTCCATCCAAGTCTGTGAGCAGATATGTTTGGACATATCCCACCCGAGAGTTTTTGACTGCCATCGGCAAGGCATCGAAATAATTTGTGGCAAGATAAAAGCCGCATCCGAAATCTCGGTGCGGCTTACACTTGTTCAGGGTTGGTACATCGAAATCTGCCGGAGTACCGTGATACAGATACATAACAACCCTCCTCTATAAAATTGGTCTGGGTGAGAGGACTCGAACCCCCGACATCTTGCTCCCAAAGCAAGCGCACTACCATCTGTGCTACACCCAGATATAATGGTTTTGTTTCCGAACACACACGCACTACTGATGGGTTCGAACCATCCTCACCATAAGCATCGCCATCAATGCTTAGTAGTGCGTGCCGGGGCAGAAAGGAAAACGGATATGTCAGTCCGTTGGAGCTGGTGACAGGGCTCGAACCCGCGACCCAGTGAGTACAAATCACTTGCGCTACCAATTACGCTACACCAGCGTGCACCCTCGTCTTTCCGAGGTGTCAGCTTTTAGCTAAAAGGCTGCTGATGACTGGACTTGAACCAGCGGCTCGCACTTCCGGTGCTGCTCTACCAACTGAGCTACATCAGCATAGATACGCCCTGCGCCCGTAGGACTCCGTGTGCACCCGGCTGTGTCTCTTACAGAGATAACAGTTGAGTGATGAACTAACCGTACAAACGTAAGCATGACCAACAGAGCAGATGGAGCTGGAACTCGGAGTCGAACCGAGAACCCACGCTGTACGAAAGCGTCACTCTACCAGTTGAGCTATTCCAGCATATATGCCATCCTGAAACTATGGCGATGTCATTAACACCGCCAATACAAACTCACTATGATGGCAGTTTTGATAGCGTGAAAGGAGAATCATGGATAAATCATCGTGGCACAAGGGATTGCAGGGATAAAAAACAAGCTCTAATACCGAAGATGATTTTGGCAGGGGCAGTAGGATTCGAACCTACGAATAACGGAGTCAAAGTCCGCTGTGTTACCGCTTCACCATACCCCTATATCTGCAGGCTCATGCAGCGGCGTCCCGCCAAACCAACCTGTAACCGACTTCCAGAGCAGGCTCTGGCGTGTCGTAAAGGCATTTCCTTTAACGCATAATTTAATGGTTTCTTACTTGGAGCGGCGTACCAGACTCGAACTGGCACCACCGGTTTGGAAGACCGGAGTGCTAACCGTTGAACACCAACGCCGCATGGTCGGCTTCTCGCTTAGATTGTCACACGCTACCGGCAACTACGCTCCGAAAAGTCGTAGCCCCTATTCCGTCAGGTCAAACCGGTCTTGACGCATCAAGACAAGCGCAGTTTTCAGCAAGCATTTTCATTCTTTGTGAGGTAAGCCGATAATCGCTCACATCAGTTGGGAGCTACCCAACAACTGGCAGGGGTGAATGGATTCGAACCACCATCTGACGGTTTTGGAGACCGCTATGTTAGCCATTGCACCACACCCCTTGGCGGAGTGGACAGGACTTGAACCTGCACATCCTTTCGGATTACTCACGGTTTAGCAAACCGCTGCCTTACCGTTAGGCTTACCACTCCATTGGAATTACTTTATTATACAGAGCAATAAATTTCTCATTGACCTGCTTATCCACATGATAATGTCCAAAGAACCACCGCTTGAATGTGAGGTCGGAACAAACCCTATCCAAAAAGCTGACCATCGGGTCGTTCTCGTACCAGCTTGCGAGCAGAGTCTGAACACTCCTTGGCGCACAATGTGTAATTACATAGTCAACTCGCCAATTATTTTCTTCGAGCGCTGCAATCGCTCGTTCCATTTCTTCTCTGGACGGCATTTCCTCTTTCCACCATGAGATATGTTCCACGCGATACTCTTTATCAACAGAGCGAGCACCGCCCATGCAGAAGATTTTCTTTCCATCAATCGTGAGCACCTGCCCTCTGTCCAGATGATAGATGTCAGGAGCGATTTCACGCACCTTTCCGCCAAATTTGTCAATCAGCGGGAACTGGTAGAGCATATCAAAGTTCTCATGGTTGCCATCAATCCAAAGTGTCGTAAAGTTTTTCGCTGTCAGCCAGTCTTGCCACCACATCTCTCGATGCGAACCGTCCCAGCAGAGTCCAAAATCGCCACATATGATTACGAAATCATTCTTCGTCAATTCCTTTTGTTGTGGGAACTTTGTTGTATTAAGCTTGGCAATATCAATGTTTGCGTGTGTATCTCCAGTGACATAAATCATGCTCAGTTCCTTTCTCATCTGCAGTCCATATGTATATTCTGTTCTGGTCTCTTCGTTTATCTCCTGTAGCGACGGGATTTAGATGAGCTGAAAGCGAGTTCAAATCCCAAGCGGCGATGATGAAATCATTGGGAGACAATGGGTTCGACGGTCGCTCATCGGATGGAGATGACAAGACATCGAGAATAGTTTTAATGAGCTGTACAGCGAGCTTAGGCGCCTTCGCAGCAGGCTGCGGGCGGGGAATTGTGCTGTCCAGCAAAGTGATACTTCAGCCTTTGGCGTGAAGCACATTCCTTACGAAATGTTATTCACTGCAAATGATAATTTGATTACCCTGTAATCTACATGGAGGTAGCTCCTCGTGAGGAGGAGCTCCGGCACCCAGTGTCTGGCGTGCGACATCCTTTGGTCAAGCTCGTTGAATCTATTGTGCCACAATGGATTCAGGTGGTTCGGGCTGCTCACCGTGTGGTTCGCAGCCTCGAGGGATGACTTGAGTCTGCAGGTGAATGCGCCTCCGGGGAGGTTTTCCTCCCTATCAAGTTGTTACTTATGCCTTTGGCGATAAGCATTGCTTTCGCAATTATGCATTACAGGATTGCGGGTTATTTATAGACGTTACCGCAGGTCGTCCTTCATCATGCGGATTAC